TATGCCATAGTTGCTTCCTCCTTTTGCTTGTTTATAAATCATAATTAACTTGTTGTCACCGATTTAATTTGAAAATCTGCTGCATTCCATTCTTCTGTATTATTTCTGTAATAAGGTGAACCTGGAGCTTCTCCACCAGAAGCTAATGCTGAAGTTGCTGACCCAGCAGAAGCAAGATATCCTCTAGCCAAAGCTAAATCAGATACCTCTGTCCAAGCTGTGCCATTCCAACCCTCTGTTTGACTTAATGTCCTTCCTCCAAAACAAAGTGCACTGGTGCTTGAATCTCCTGAACCTCCCATATTATCTTTTGCTGTATTTAAATTACCTGTTTCAGTCCATGATGATCCGTTCCATGTTTCAGCATTAGCTGTATTTGGAGGTGGTTGTGAGTAACCACCAAAAATTATTGTATCTGTATAAGGAGAACTTAATGCAATACCTGCACCTGATCTTCTTGTATTCATGTCATTAACTTCTGTCCAAGCACTACCATTCCAAGATTCTGTAATATTAAGTTGTAAAGATGGAGGAGGATTATATCCACCAACAGCTAATGCCGCAGTAGTGGTTCCACAACCTCTTACTGAAGTTCTAGCTGTGTTAGCATCTGCTGTTTCTGTCCAAGTTGAACCATTCCACAATTCTGTTTCAGGTGCATTAGAACCTTGCTTATAACCTAAAGCAATTATACCAGCAGTTTGAGTGCCTGCAGATGCAAATGCTTGTCTAGCTGTATTCATTTCTGCTACTTCTGTCCAAGATGTTCCATCATAACTCTCTACATAGTTTGATTGTGCACCTGGGGGTGAAATAGGAGAGTAAACACCACCTGCATCTATCGCAGCAGTTTGTGTTCCGAACCCTTTATTAGAACCTCTTACTTGATTAAGATTTCCACCACTAGCCCAACTTCCAATAGGCGCTCCGCCATCGTTTACAGTTTTAAATTGTCCTGTTGTAGAGTTATAGTAAAAGTCCCCAACAATCGCGTCAGCATAATCTGCTGATGGTGTTGTTGATGGATCCAAACCTGAGAAAGTCCATTCTTCTGTGGCTGCACTTGCTGTGGTAACAACTCCACCTGCCGCCCAAGCAGAACTTGATGAACCAGCTCCTGCTAAATAATATCTTGCCGTTGCCATGTCATTAACTTCAGTCCAAGTGCTTCCATTCCAAGATTCTGTATTTGCAGAATGATTAGGTAAGGAAGGGTGAGTTCCACCAAACATTAAAGCGTCTGTACGACTTGCTCCAGATCCTGATAATCCATATCTACCTGTATTTAATTCTGCAACCTCTGTCCAACTAGAACCATCCCAAGTTTCAACCAAATCTCCGGAGGGTGCTGAACCAGCAACTATTGCACTTGTTTGTGTTCCTACTCCTGCTATGTGACCTCTTGCAGTGTTTAAATCATTTACCTCTGTCCAGTTAGTTCCATCCCAACTTTCTACATTTGCTACATAACCAGGAGCGTCTCCACCTGCACACAAAGCTGCGGTATACGCTGTTCCAATACCACCAGCTACATTTCTACCAGTGTTTAAATCATTTAATTCAGTCCACGAACTACCGTTCCAATATTCTGTAACCCCTAATCCTGGAGTTCCACCAAATTCTAATGCTGCTGTTGATGTTCCAGCTCCTGCTCTTCCTGCCGTATTATTTCCTAAAGAAGAAATATTAGTCCAGCTTGTTCCATTATAAGTCTCAGCGTTTGGTGATGGACTATTACCTGCAACTAAACCTGCTGTTAAAGAACCTACACCAGAATCAAATAAAAATCTTGCGTTGTTTAAATTTCCACCAGCTCCCCATACTCCTGCATAAGGATCATCTGCCAATGCTTGTGCATATGGTACTGGATCTTCTGTACGGGTTTGAACTTGAAACCCCTTTATACCTTTATATTCAGACATAGCTATTATTTATCCTTTAATAGCCAACCTTGAGTAGAGTCTACGTAAACCAATGTAAAACCAGCTCTCTCGGTTGACACTGTTAAATCTGCTGCAGAACCCTGAATGTTGTGTGAGTTTCTCCCAATAGTTAAATTGTTTGTATCAAACGTACCTGCATAATCTATAAAACTAATTTCATCACCGATCGTTCCTGATCCTGGTAATGTTGCTGTGAAAGCTCCTGATGTCGTGTTACAAAAATATCCTTCACCAGCTGCTGCAGTAAAGCCAGAAGTTTTTACAGCTTGCCAAGATGTTCCACCAGATACTTCAGAAAAAGATAACTGACCAACACCTGTTGTGCCTGATCCTGTTACTGAGTCTACTTTTAAAAATGTATTTGCTGTTACATTACCTGTAGGGAACTTTAATGTGTAAGATTGTGAAGCTGAGTGGGGTGGACTTTGCAGCTTTATTCCGTGGGAGTTGGACTCACAATTTAGTTGGATAGTTCCTGGGTTAGTTCCACCACCAATTTCTGTATAACCTGTTCCGTTTGGATAGATTTGTTGGTTACCATTAGCACCATCTACAATGTTAATATAACCTGAGTTTGTCCCTGAATTAGTATCTAATTTTAAATCATATGCACCAGATGATGTAATCGTTGATGCAGCTGATCCTGTTCCTACTACAATCTCACCAGATCCTTTTGGTGCTAAAGCTAAATCTATATTTGAATCTCCACCTGCTGCAGCTAATTTAGGATCATTACCTGTTGCAGCGTTTGTAACTTCTAACTGGTTTACAGCTGAAGATGTTGTTTGAAATACTATTTGTTCGTTATCGTTTTCGTCTCTAATACCATGGTCATCATCAATAAGAATATTAAAAGAGTTAGTATCTAAATCACCACCTAATTGTGGAGACGTATCATCAACAAGATCACCACCTGTTTGAACTTCAACAATATTTGGATTAGTTCCATCAGATGCATCTGCATAAACTATTTTCGTAGTTTTTTGTGTCGCTGTAAAAGTTACAGTGGATCCTGATCCAGACGCATATTTAAATTGAACTGTGTAAGATCCTGAAGTTGAATTTTTTAAAATATAAAAAGTTTGAACATCTAAAGGAATTGTAACAATTTGATTTCCTGTAATTGTGCCTGTAAACTCTATGACTCTGTGAGCAAGAACAGCTCCTGTGGATCCATCAGAAACAGATAATGCAGTTGTTTGAGCACCACCCGCAATAGATTGTGCTGTGTATCCACCAACTATCTGTTCTACTAGTTGTAAATTTGTGTTTGTCTTCGTTCCCCACGTTCCAGCGTTTTCACCAGTTGCCTGGAGTTCAATACCTAGGGGTGTAAATGTCGATGCCATATTAAGCTGCTTCTCCTGTTACGTCGTTATAGCTTGTATTTGAGCCAGTTGCAACATCCGAATAAGAAGTATTCGAACCCGTTGAGATATCACTATACGACGTGTTACTGCCCGTGTCAATATTAGCTAAAGCAGTAACATTTACTGCTCCTACACTAACTGTAGCTGATTGTCCAGTTAATCCCATAACTTGGTCTTTTGGATCTACTGTTCCTACAGATGCTGTAGCAGAAATACCTGTTAATCCCATAACATCTGCAGGTGTTAAAGCACCTGTTGAAGTGGTTACAGCTTGACCAGTTAAAGTTTCAACCGCAGAGCCTAGTCCTACTAGAGATCCTAGAGTAGTTTCTATTTCTAATCCTGATAAAATAGCTGCATCATTTGGAACTGTGACAGAACCTAAATTACCAGTGATCGAAAATCCTGATGGGAAAACAGCTGTGCCAACGAAAGAAACTGCATCTCCTAAAGTAGAAGTTATGGCCTGTCCTGTTACAGATACATCTTCATTTGGTGCAACTGCTGTTCCTTGACTAACAGTTGATTCTTGTCCTGTTAAACCCATAAATTGATCTGCAGGATCTATTACACCTATTGCTGCCGTTGACGATAATCCAGATAAGGCAAAAGATACATCTATTACATTTGTAATTGTTCCTAAAGTAGATTGGAATAATACTCCGCCTACCTCTACTGTTTTTGGTATAACTGGTGATATAGATCCAGTTGAAGCTGTTGATGAAACACCAGATGGTTCAACAGTAACTGTAATAACATTACTAATTGTTCCTACTGAAGTTGTAGATGCTATGCCTGTTAATGAAACTGTTTCGTCTGCAAGATTACCGTACTCACCATCATTCCATGCTTTTGCGCCCCAACCAGTCGCAAGGACTGCATCACGGTTCCAATACGCTTGGCCCCAGGTGAATCGACCCCATCCTGATTGAACCGACATACTGGTCCTCCTATGCTAATCTTATGATAGCGTTTGTAGCGTCTGCTGTTGGGAATTGAATTGTAAAAGTTCCGTTAGTCGCTGTTTTATCAGAACCAAAAGCTATTGCACAAACAGCTTTGTTAGACTCTGAAGAGTTATAAATTAAAGCACCGTTTGCTGTGAAAGAAGCTGACGAAAAACTTACATCTGAAAAATCACAGATCGCAGTTGTACTTGATGCAACTGGAGTCACACTTGTTAGTGTTGCCCCACCAGATGTATAAGCGCTACCAGATGTATTTGTAATTTCCTCTGATGTTGAGAATGCAGTAGTTGATGCACCTAATGTTGCATCACTATCATATAAAGCGATCTTGTAAGTATCGCCAGTTGTTGCTGTAAAATCATGAACTCCTTTTAAAAGTTCTACTTTAAAACTTGTACAAATTGCTGATGTTATCGCCATTTTTTATCTCCTATGGGTTTGCTGAGGTTACTGGAATTCTGACTGTACCATCTGTATAGTCATCTCTTCTTCGTCTTCCAACTTGCTCGTTAGCAAACTTCTGTACTTCTTCTTTATACTTTTGCTCGTATAAAGTCAACATATCGATAGGGCCTTTTAAAAAGCCATATGTTTCTGCCAAACAGCAATATAACAGGCCATTTGGGAAGTTTAAACTAATATAGTTGGTATCGTTATTCTCTAAAAGAGCTGGTGCCACGTTATAATGCACTCTAAATTTATAGTTTGTATTAGGGGTAGGAGCTAAAAATATACGTCCTGAATTAGTGTCAGCTTCACCTGTAGCGCCACCAAACATAGCATAATATTTTGGTTTACCTTGTGCTGCAGCTGTGCCTGTAATTGGTTGATACTCTTGTAAATAGGTTACGTCTTTTTTCTCTAGCCAAGTATTAGATCCCGTAAGCACGGCGCTTGAATCATAGACCTGTATACCTCTAATAAAAACTGCACCTGCTGGTGTGTTAATTGTTTCTTGTCCTGGAACTAAATTACCTGATTGTTGTTTTCTATCAGCATCAATAGGAACATCTCTAAATATTCTATATTGTGCATTTAAAATAATGTTTTCTAAAACAGAGTCAGATAACACATTAGAGTCAACTTCTGTGTAACTTCTTATTTGTGTTTTTAATCCTGATGCACTTAATCCTGCCATTATGCTTCCTGTGTAGCTGGTCCAGCGGACGCAGATCCACCTCCTCCTATTTCTGTTGCCGTCGCAGTTGCACCGGACGGAAACGTATAATTATTAGCATCTGTTTTAGTAATTGTAAATCCACTTGATCCATTAATAGTAGCGGCCGGTATACCCCCAACTAATTCTACATCTCTAAATCTTACAGTATCACCTGTAGATCTACCATGGTTTGGCTCGTTTACAGATACAGTTGCAGATCCACCAGTTGTTGTAAAAGCATTCAGTGGTAAAAGATTTGGTGTCGCTGGTTCTATTCTACCTGGTCTAATGTGCCGTAAAGATATTGCATCACCATTCATAGGTTTTGGTTCTAATTGTGGTTGTTTTGGTTCAAACTCAGATACGTGGACAAATGAACCATTCCATTCTCTAACCATTTCTTTGTATGGAAACTCCATACCTGATCTATCTGATATTGCTTTTGCGTATTTACCTGTTGCGTATTTTGCCATTATGTTCCTGGGTAGTAAGCTTTAGGTGTAATATGTGTACTAGAAGCTGACCCATCCTCCGCTAATGCTCTTGCTAATTCATCTTCATAAACTAATTTCATAGCTTGAATTAACTCTGGTTTATATTTCATTGATAAATAATATGCTAAACCTGAAACCATACAAGGCACAAATCTAAATGGAACGTCTGTTGCATTTGTATAATCTCCTACGTCTTGTATTCTTTTTATAAAAAAGAAGTGCATATCTTTTGATGCGTTTGAAGAATCT